GACGGTGCTACCTTCTCAGCAGGTAAACTTAGAGTTTACGCTCTACTAATGGATGTTTCAGAACAAGGCAGCACATCTGCTGCTGAAGTCGATAGAGACACATTAGCATAATAAAAGCAAATTGGGGGCTGGGTCTATCTTGGCCCCCTAAGCTAACTTTTTATTTTGAAAGATTATATAAATGGCAGAAACTTATCTAACTTTAACAAACAAAGTTCTGGCAAGGTTAAATGAAGTTGAATTAACGAGTTCAACTTTTTCGTCGTCTAGGGGAATACAAACCCAAGCTAAAACTGCTATTAACGAAGCTGTTCGATATATAAATCAAAGAGAATTTAATTACCCATTTAACCACGCTACTGAAAGTAAAACATTAACTGCAGGTGTTGTTCGATACTCACTACCTACCTCAACTAAGGTAGTTGACTACAATACATTTAGAATAGTAGCTAATGACACACTAGGCAACAGCGGTGGTAAACTAGGTATCCTTGACTACAATGATTATATTAATAAACACGTAGATCAAGAAGACTTAATTATTTCTACAACCTTAAATGGTTCACATTCAGATTCGGTTGCTACTCTTACACTTACTTCAACTACTGGTTTAGATAGTGCAGGTAAAGTATATATAGGTAATGAGGAAGTAACATATACTGCTATTAGCGGTAATGACATTACTGGTTGTACTCGTGGTGCAAATAGCACAACTGCTGCTGCTCACTCTAGCGGTGTAGTTGTAACGCAATTCGACGACGGGGGTGTACCCACACACGTTGTACGCACCTTAGACAATAATTACTTATTGTACCCATACCCCACCAAATCCTTTGTAATAAAATTTGACTACTTTACTTTCCCTACAGATATGTCTGTACACGGGAGTACAACAACAATACCTGATCGTTTTGCGGCGGTGATTGTTGATGGTGCTACTGCTTTTGTATATCAGTATCGAGGTGAAGTACAACAGTACGGCATAAACTTTACAAGGTTCGAGCAAGGTATAAAAAATATGCAAACTTTATTAGTTAATAAATTTGAGTATGTTAGGTCTACGTACCTACCAGGAAACGCTAGAGGTGGCTTTAGCTCCTCACTTAGAGTAAATTAATGCCAGACAATTCACAGGTACAACCTTTTTCATTTAACTGCGAAGGTGGATTAGTTCTTAACCAATCTACTTTTATTATGCAACCAGGACAGGCGTTAGAGTTAACTAACTTTGAGCCCGACGTTGAAGGCGGCTACAGGCGCATCAATGGTTTTGAACCTTACGTTTTTCAACAAGTTCCTGAAACTACAATAAGCAGTGAACCAATATTAATGTCTGCACTATTTAATAACTATATTCTTGCTGCTAGAGGTGAGAAAATATATAGTTCAGCCAGCACAACACTAAGTCAAAAAATTGCTTCATCTACTGGTATGACAGGATCTGGAACTATTAATGTAAAGTCTACTACTTCATTTAGTTCGAGTGGCACTGTAGGTATTAACTCAGAAATATTTACATATACAGGTAAGACAGCTACAACTCTTACTGGTGTTACACGCGCAACAAGTAGTACAACTGCCGCCGCACATTCAGCTTCAGATACTGTATCAGAAAGTTGGACAGTCAGGGATACAGGCAGAACATCCGCCGCTAAATACAAATTTGAAAGATTTAACTTCGACGGTAATGATAAGTTTATTTTTGTAGACCAAGTAAATGCACCAACTATATTTAATACATCTCTATCTGCAACAGATGTTTCATCTGCAGGTGGAGGAGAAGTAAGTACTGTAGTTACTGGGGCAAAAGACGTAGCGGCTTTTAAAAGCCATATGTTCTACGCAGGTATGCCTAACACCCCACAAGAAGTAGTATTCAGTGTTCCGTTTGACGAAGACAACTTTGCTACGGCTAGTGGTGCAGGTAGTTTTAAAGTTGACGATACGATTGTAGGACTAAAAGTTTTCCGTGAAGATTTATTTATCTTTTGTGAAAACAGAATATTTAAACTATCAGGAACTACAAGTAGTAACTTTGCAGTTACACCTGTTACCCGTAACATTGGTTGTGTAAACGGCGACACAATACAAGAATTTGCTGGTGACTTAATATTTTTAGGACCAGATGGATTACGTACTATTGCTGGTACTGCAAGAATTGGTGACGTTGAGTTAGGTACAATTAGTTCTAATGTACAGTCTATCTTTAGAGAAAATCTTACAGATTCCTCAAACTTTACATCTTTAGTTATACCTGACAAAACACAATATAGAATATTCTTTTCTAAAGAAGGCGGCGCACAAGCTGCTACATTAGGAGTTATATGTGTACTAAAAGGACAAAACTTTGAGTTTTCACAAATGAAAGGTATACGTCCTAACTGTACAGACAGTGTAGTAGAAGCAGGAGATGTCATAGCTGTACACGGTGGCTTTGATGGATATGTCTATAGACAAGATCAAGGCGATACATTTAATGGTACATTAATTCAAGCTAAGTATCGTAGTCCAGATTTAACTTTTGGTGATCCTGGTGTGCGAAAACATATGCAAAGAGTAAATATTAACTATGCACCCGAATCAACTATTGATGCTGATATGTTTGTACGTTATGATTACGAAGATGCAAACTCTACACGACCTGCAGCGTATGCCTTAGATAGTTTGAATGTAGGTGGTGTTTATGGGTCTTCAGTATATGGCACATCTTCGTATGGCGGTCCGTCATCACCAATCGTTAGAAAATCGGTAGAGGGTTCAGGCTTTGCTGTAGCATTAAGAGTAGAAGATGGGGCTAATTCAACTGGTCCATATTCATTAAAAGGATTTCAAATGGAATATCAATTAGGGGCTAGAAGGTAATGGGAGCAACCTACACAAGACAATCAACTTACGCAGATGGAGATACCATAACTGCGGCACATACGAATGATGAGTTTGACCAACTCTTAGCTGCTTTCGCATCAAGTTCAGGCCATACTCACGATGGTACTGCCGCCGAAGGTGGTCCAATAACTAAACTACTAGGTAACACACTTACCTTTGGTGCAGGTACTTCAGGTACAGATATTACTATTACCTTTGACGGTGAAGACAATGATGGTGTGCTGATATGGAATGAAGACTTAGATTACTTTGAGTTTTCTGACGACATACTTATGGCTACTACAGAAAAAATACAATTTACTAATACTTCTAATTATATTCACTCAGCAAGTGCTGGAAATCTGGATCTTGTAGCAGCTACAGAAATACATCTTACTGCTACTACTATTAATATTGATGGTGCAGTTGATGTTAGTGGAGAAATAGCGGCAGCGTCTTTAGACATTTCAGGAGCTATAGACGTTGATGGCACTACTAACCTAGACGTAGTTGACATTGACGGGGCAGTTAATATTGCTGCTGACGTAACGATTGCTTCTACAAACAAAATACTATTTAACGATGCTAGTCAGTTTATTCAAGGTTCTAGTGCAACAGTTTTATCTATTGCAGCAACAGATGAGATTGATCTAACAGCTACATCTATTGATATAAATGGTGCAGTAGATGTGTCTGGCAATCTATCTGTAGGTGGTAACTTAGACGTTACTGGTAGTTTTGATATGAGTGATGCAAACATTACTAATATAGGAAGCATTGCACTAGATACCATTACTTCTGATGCAACAGACATAACATTAGATGCTGCAGGAGATATTATTCTTGATGCTGGTGGAGCTAATGTACTTATTAAAGACGACGGAACAACTGTACTAGACATAAATAATTCTTCTAGTGATGTTAATTTAACAGTTTCTGTTGCTGATAAAAACTTTGCTATTAAAGGTACAGATGGATCAAGTGCAATTACTGCATTAGACATTGATATGGCTCTTGCTGGTAAAGCTACATTCAGTGGTGACGTTGTTGTAACAGGTGATCTAACTATATCAGGTGATGACTTAGTTATGGGTACTAACACAGACAGTATGCTTCTTATTGCTGATGGTACAAACTTTAATCCTACTGCTGTATCTTCTTTATCAGAAATAAGTACTGCTGCTAATGATGATGTCTTTTTAGCTATTGATACATCTGGTGGTGGACTTAAAAAAATTACTAGAAGTACTGTTCTTGCTGGTACTGGTTCAAGTGATGATCTGGCTAACGTAGTAGAAGATACTACCCCACAATTAGGCGGCAACTTAGATACTAATTCACACAACATACTAATAGATGACGCACACTTTATTGGTGATGAAAGTGGTAATGAACAAATTATATTTCAAACAACAGGTTCAGCAGTAAATCAATTTGATGTTACTAATGCGGCATCAGGTAGTGGACCACAATTATCAGCTACAGGTAGTGATTCTAATATTGACTTAAACCTTTTAGCTAAAGGCACAGGCCACGTAACTGTTAAAGGTAATACTAACTCAGGTGCTATACAGTTTAATTGTGAGTCAAACTCACACGGTCAAATATTAATAGCTCAACCTCACTCAGCCGCGGTAACTAACACTTTAACACTCCCTGCTGGTGCTAGTTCAACTCTTGTTTCACTTGTGTCAACAGACACATTAACAAATAAAACTTTTGGCGATAACACTAGCTTTGATGATAATAATATTACAAATGTAGGTGATATTGCATTAGATTCTATTAGTGCTGACGGTACAGATATTAATGTGGCTGTGTCAGATAACTCAGCTACAGCCTTTACAATTAAACAAGGGTCAGATGCTTACCTTATAATTGATACTGGTAACAGCAGTGAGTCTGTATCTATTGGTACAGGTATATCTGGTACAGCCATTACATTAGGACACAGCACTTCAGAAGTAACAGTAGCAGATAACCTTACAGTTGCAGGTAATTTTACTGTTAGCGGTACAAGTACTACAGTTGATACAACTAACTTAACTGTTACAGATCCACTCGTTAAGTATGGACAAGGTAGTACAGGTACTTCAGTTGACCAAGGTTTTATTGTTACTCGTGGAGATGGTTCAAGTAGTAACACAGCAAACAGAGGCTTTATTTGGGATGAGTCTGCAGATGAGTTTGCAACCATTGCAGCTAACACAGAAGATGGATCTACTGCAGGTAACGTAACTATAAATGACTACGCACCTTTACACGTAGGAGCAATAACAGCAGACGATAACTCTACATTCTCAGGTAATATAGATGTAGACGGCACAGCAAATTTAGATGTAGTTGATATAGACGGTGCTGTAGATATGGCAACCACTTTAACTCTTGCAGGAAATGCAGATTTTAATGGTGACCTAGACGTAGACGGTACAACCAACCTAGACGTTGTAGATATAGACGGTGCTGTGGATATGGCATCTACATTAACAGTTAATGATAGTGTTACTTTTGTAAGCTCTGGTGCATCAAAACCAGTTCTAACTATAAAAAATACTAATGCTGATGCTAACCCTCCTTCTATTACATTTCAAAAAGATAGCTCTTCTCCTGCAGATAATGACGAAGTTGCAAACATCAACTTTTATGGAGATGACGATGGGGGTGCTGTTGCTGCATATGCTAATTTAAAAGTAGTTTCTACAGATGTTTCTAATGGTAGTGAAGATGGTAAAATGACCATAAGAACTATGACAGCAGGAACACTAACAGATACTTTAGTACTAGAAAGTGGTGCTACTACTGTTTCTGGAACTCTTACCGCAGGTGGTACTGCTGTATTTACTAACTTAGATATTTCTGGTGACGTTGATGTTGATGGTACACTAGAGACAGATGCACTTACAGTTGCAGGTGTTGCAGCAAAAGTTGCAGGTAAAGAAACAATTTGGGTTCCTGCATCAGCTATGCAACCTACTACTTCTAATGGGTGTTCTGCTCTTACTACAGTAGAAACAACATCAGGTAGACCTGATATGGTTGTATTAGACTTTGATAAAGATAGTGATGAATTTGCACAATTTAGTATAGCGTTTCCTAAATCTTGGAACGAAGGCACTGTAACTTTTCAATACTTTTGGTCAGGGCTTGCGGCTACTACAGGTGTAACACTAGGGCTACAAGGTGTAGCTGTAGGAGATAATGATACTATAGATGTAGCCTATGGTACAGCAGTATTAGTAGATGATGACGCTCAAGGTGCAGTAGAAGAAATGTTAGTATCAGCAGAAAGTGGTGCTATTACTATTGCAGGTTCACCAGCAGTAGATCAACTTTGTTACTTTAGAGTATTTAGAGATGTATCAGCATCAAACGATGATATGGCAGGAGACTGTAGGTTACACGGCATTAAAGTATTTTTCACTACAGATGCAGCAAATGACGCATAAGGAATATTAATGACTAGTTTTGGTTATAATACATTAGGCTTTGGTAGTTATCCTAGTCGCGGTGTAGCCGCATCTTATATAATTGTTGCTGGTGGTGGACACGGTGTAGTACCAGCTTCTCAAGTTAATGGTGGTGGCGGTGCTGGTGGTATGCTTGAAGGTACAGATGCTGTACTTGACCTTAACACATCATATACAATAACAGTTGGTGCAGGTGCTGCTGCTAGTAATGCAGGAACTGATGGGGGTAATTCTGCATTTTTTGGTTTAACTGCTATTGGCGGTGGTGGTGCTAGCTATAGTAATGGTACTGGTAGAGATGGTGGTTCTGGTGCTGGTGGTTCTTGGAACGCTGGCGGTGGTAGTGGTACAGCAGGTCAAGGTAATGATGGTGGAGATCAAGGCCCATCTAATAATAGTACAACTTTAGGTGGTGGCGGAGGTGGTAAAGGAAGTGCTGGTACTGATGGAGCAGATGGCTCTGGAGGTGCTGGTGGTGCAGGTAAAGCAAATTCAATAACTGGTTCTTCAGTAACATATGCGGCTGGTGGTAATGGTGGAGGTGGCTCTGGTGTATCAGGAACTCCAGCGGCTGGTGGAGCAAATACAGGTGATGGTGGAGATGCTTCTAGGGGCAATAGTGCTAATGGAGGAACAGGCGGTTCTGGTGTAGTCATAATATCTTACGCTGGTGATCAAATATTTGCTGGAGGAACTGTAACAACTTCTGGTGGAAACACTATACATACATTTACTTCATCAGGAACTTTAATTGCAT